TTAGTGGCCATGTTCGGGGTCTTGGCCGTAGTAATGCCTTTCGTGTATAGCGGTAAACATGTGGTGACGTGTAAGGTTGGCCTCAGGTCCGGTATTCCCGGAACCACCTATTTCGACAATTACCAGTCGTTCAGGATAGCATTTGTGGTCCGTAAGTTCATGGAGAAAGCTGTGACCAAACTCGCTAGCTTGTACAAGAACGGCCAGATCGACAGTGACAGACTGTATTTGGATTTACAGTCTGCATTTGACGATGCCGTTCGAAGGATCAAGAAGCGGTTTGGAATCGAGTTTAAGAAAGGAACTACGACCCTATACTTCCCTGAAGACTTTGGTTCTCCGCCGGAATTTGGTGGCCTGAAGGTCTCCAGTTACACCATCCTTGGTCATAGGCTGACAAAGGTGGGAGACCACTTTGTGCCGGTAAAACCTCTAGATGAGGTCTGGAGGTCACTGGTAAAGCCTAGGACTTTTTACAAGAATGGCACTATTGCAGACATGGCAGAATTGGAACGGCTACGAGGGATCTCTATAGCGTTTGCGTGGTTATACCGCGGGACGTACGCCTTCCTCAAAGAGTTCTTTGCAGAACGGAGGTCTAAGGGGAAGGTGAACATCAACCCAAAATCGCTATCAGGGAATTTCACTGTACCTTTGTACCCATTGTCTAGTATCCCAACAGAAATCCTTGAGAAGATAGCTGCCGCAGATGAAGAATTCTACGCAGAGCTATTTCTTGAGGTTGTAGAAGAGGAGAACTCCTACAAACAGATGCTTCCCGAAGCTTCTCTTCGGCAGCATATACTTGGCGACCCTGATTGGTTCCCGGATGTAGAGTTTATCTCTAACATCTACTCCCTGGAGCGAAATCAGGTGGATAAGGCGACCAAATTCACCTTGCGGGAGCTGAAAGTCAAGCCAAAAGCTGACCGAGGAAAGACTTTTGCGGCGGCCTACGGCGGCATGTCTTGGAGTGCGGAGATGGACGCTGAGGACGAAGAAGCAGAGGCAGAGATCAGAGTACGCCTAGAAGCACACGGCGTGTCTGAGGAATCTCTGGGACGTTTAAGGGTCGAAGGTAGCGGGACAGATCGACCCACGCTTAAACGGACGGATAGGGCAAAACCGCCGTCACAAAATCTTCAGTCTCAACGTGGAGGCCGTGAACTGGCCTTAGGTAAAACTTCTGCAAATGCCAAGCAGAAGCATAAGCTAAGGAGTGAGCGGAAAGCCGGAGATAAGACGAGGTCCTATGTCTTAGAGGAGAAAGAGACACCCGAGCAACGCATGGAGCGCGTGGTTAGGGAGAGGACTAGTCTAGCCGTAGTCACATCGGAGAAGGTAGAACCGGAGAAGAAGAGAACTCCTAAATCTACCTCCTCTAGGATGAGAGAGCGGTCTTCGACTGAAGAGGAGCCTTCAAGCGACGGAGGTTCCGAATCCGGGGATGAATTCCCCGGCAGCTACATGTAGGCTGTAAAACCGCGTGCTTTCCCCATGGAATGGGGACCCTTTTAGTTCTGTATATAAAGTTGTTCATAGTTTTAGGAGTTTATATTATAACTGTGCATACAAGATGGTTAAGGTGAATGGGAGATCGACAAAGCAGGTGGTTAGCCAGAAACCCAAGAGGACGGCACGGAAGAAGAACCGCCAAAGTGTGGCCCGGCCCTTACCGAACAACATCCCGGCGACGCCGTATGCGTACGCACGTCTTGACCCCTTTAACCCACTGGCTAGGGGAGCGAAGGTGCCAGACTTTGATAACAATCATAGTTGTGCTGGGGATTTCACAATTGATATTCCAATATCCACAGATGCTAATGGAAACGCTTGTGTCGTATTTCCGTTTTGGCCCATAAATGTTGCAAGGGTAGCAAGTTGGAATCCCACATCACTTCGATATGAGTTGCTAGGTGGCATAACCTCAATTCCCCAGTCAGGTGCGTTTTTCTCGGGGTGGGATGAGTGCGTTGGCCTTAGGTTGGTCGGCGCGGGAGCAAAAATTCGGTCTGGGCTTAACGGCAACAATGTGTCCGGTAAAGTCTTCGTGAACACCATGTCTATAGCGGAGATGAGAGGATGGCGAGACCAATTGGCTACTGGTGGATACCCTGTGGCCGATCTCACAGGTCGCAAGGCCGTGGTTAAGAAACAACTTTCCGAGATGGTAGCAGGTCAAGAGTTGAAGTTTTCTTCCTCAGTATTGGACCCTTCGGCATTTACGTATCTCAAGCCAGAGACTGACCCTTTAGAACCAACACTGGATCTGGCTGACTGCCCCAATTATATTGGGATGGTCATCTTTATCCAGGGTGCCCCAGCGAGCTCTCTAGCAGTAGAGGTCTCCTGTGTGATGCACTATGAGTGGATTCCGGGTAAAAGTTTCAATTTTTTGGCGACGAGACCAGAGCCGGCTAATTCGGCCTTGTTGGAGCGAGTGAACAATTACGCTGAGCAGACCCCAAGGATTATTGAGACCTTAGGGAGTATTGCCGGCAATGTGTTCCAAGCAGTGAAGACAGGCCTAAGCGTGGCAGGGACCATGGGATTAATAGCAATGTAGGCCATTAGGAAGTTGTAATGTATATTATTTAGGAGTATGTACAGTTAGTGTATAAACGATGTATAGCCCTCCATATGCATGGAAAAAAACAAAAATAAAATAAAAAT